GAATAATACATAGCGGCACTTACGGCCAATATTCCTGCTCCAACTGGACCTCCAACAAAGCTAAGCCCCTTTGATACTAAGCCACCTAAACCGCTCATTGCGCGGCTAGCTACTGAGGCTTTGGCAACAGCTACATCTTGTGCCAACAAAGCACGATTAGCGTTTTGTGTTTTAGCAGCGAGATCAACCTGAGCCGCTGATACGGCTCTATTTGCTGTTACAACTTGTGCCGCTGCTTGAGCATGTGTAAGTCCGGCTAATTGTCCAGCTTTAGCGGATTCCAAGGCAGCAACAGCCCTTACACGTTCTGCATTTGCAGCGTCTAATGTTGCTTTAGCCGCTTGTTGATCGGCAAGAGCAGCTTCACGGATAGCAGTTGCTTTTTGAAGTGCTGCCGTACGGCTATTAAGCATAACTGCATTGCCTTCGAGAATGGCAGCCGTAAGCTTAATTTGTTGACCTGCCGCACTTGCTGCACTTGCAATCATCGGGCCGAATATTCTAGCTGCCGACACACCAATTGCAGCTAACATTGTGTTGCCGAGAATATCAAAGTTGTCAGCAACCAATTTGATCGTTCCGGAAACAGCTTTTGACGCACCTGTGACGCCGTCCATTGTGCCAATGTATTCGGTTGCAGCGTTTTTGACGAGCGTCAGGCTTTGTTCAATCGTCAATGATGTTTTGGCAAACTGAGCTTCGATCTGTTGTCTAGCCTTCAAGATTGCAGTCAAAACTCGTTCACTTGTGAGTTGTCCTTGTGCTCCGAGGTCTTTTAATCCTGCAATAGTTGTCCCGAATTCATCAGCAATAGCTTGAGCAAGAACAGGCGCGTTCTCACGAATAGAGCGCAATTCATCGCCTTGCAGAACACCCGAACCCAATGCTTGACCAAGCTGTAAAACCCCAGCCGCTTGTTCTGATGCTGCCGCACCTCCAACAGCAAATGCTTTTGAAACGATATTCGTCGCGTCTGCAACTTCTTGTTCACTTTTTGCAACGCCTTTAGAATTTCGCATGATACGAGCGTAAAGGTCAGCATATTCAGTAATGCTTGAACGCGCGTTATCTGCACCTTTTTTAAGGTCACTCAGTGAACGCGCCTGCATACCTGACGACTGAGATGCGGCCGCGATCTTGTTGTTCATAAGTGTCCAACTGTCGGCATACCGCCTGATCTCATTAGCAGCAACACTGACACCAAGTACCTGCAAGACATTGTTAAATTTCGTCATTACAGTACCGGCATTGAGCAGGCTACCGGATAGCTTATTGACGCTTCCCTGCATGGTAGACATGCCAGTGCTAAAGCCTTTTACACGTTGTTCTACGCGCTGTGTTACACCGGCAAACCTATCTAAATTTTGGCTGGCATTGAGCAGGCTTTCCGAGCGCACTTCAATACCGAGTGTTGCTATATCCATAACACATTCCAATAAAAAAGCCTGCTGGTTAGAGCAGGCTGTCAAAGTTATTTAAATGATAAGGTAGTTACCAATTACATTCTTGTCGTAGGGGCTTAATCGCTTCTTCAAGCCCAGATATACTAAATTCCATTGTTACAGGTGCTTTTTGATAAGGAGTAATTTGGACAACCATCTTATCGTGACCGAACATTTCTTTAATAAAAGGGATTGATTTTGCTCCTGACCAAAGACCAATAGCCTTGTGACCATTCGCGACTCCCATAGGTATTGTCTTAGCCTTTTCCTTATCCAAACGATATGTCACACGATCATAATCACCATCATTAACCAGATAATTTTCGCCTGCATCAAAGATAATAGTTGTTGTTTTTTTGGGGCAAGCTATCGCGATGGCTCCATGTTCTTTTTCACTTTCATCAATGAAATCATCAGAAAAGAGTATTAGAAAATATGAAATACTATCATCTATTTTCGATGTCTCTTTGCTAATAATCCATCCTTTTTTCTTTTCCTCTTGTGGCTCTGTATCTGCCGCTTTTTGATCTGGTTTAAAGTTTTTATCGTAACAGGAAAGCCGTTCGGCATCAGTTGTGATTTTAGAACAGTCTTCTGTTGTAGCAGAAAACGCCGTGTGCCACGTTGTTACTAACAAGGGAAGAATAAATAACGGTGATAAACGCATAAGTACCTCCAAGTTTACTGAAACTTGGCACAGGTTAATCATCTGGTCAATTTGCTTAATGCAAACCAAAAACGAAACAGGCCGCTCCGTTTCCGAAACGACCTGCCTCTACAGATTAGATATGCGGTCAAACCGCAACCAAAAGTGTCAATCACTAGTAGCATGGTGAAAAATATCAGATCGAAAATTTTTGTCAATCTGTGTAATGCCTAATATTTTTAACAATATCTGACATCATTACATCTTGTTCTTTTCCTCAAGCCTTTTCATGTTGATTGAACGTTCTTTGGCAAGAGCCGCAAGATAAGCCTGATCTAATTCAAGGAGTATTACTCGTTCTTCCCGATTAAGAATATTGCCGGTGAACTTCTCCCAGTTGAATACATCCACCGGCTTTAACGGTTGAGGTCCGTTCTCACTGAAATCCCGAAATCGGGTAATCTGCCAAAAACAATCAAGGATATACTCGCCCCCGATTACCTCTTCCATTTCTGGAACCGGTTGACTGAAGCGGATATTTCTTTCTCGACGTGTCTCGCCGTCAAAGTCCGGTGTGTTGTACCGGACTATGTAACGGATGTATTCGATCAGTTCGTTTTTGAAGTTATTAAAAAATTTGCGAGGTTATTTGCAACCTCCGCAACTTGCGAGAATATCCACTCCTGATCTTTGAGGATTTTCAGCACATTTGCTTCATTAAATTCTGGTACAGAACCTTTGTATTTGTTCTTTCCCCAGTCCCACCCTGCAACACAGGCAGCGACTTTACGATACTCGCTATCTACGTAATCATCTGCATTAAGCCATTTATTCGCCCGCCGTCGTTCAAGGTTTTCATTGAGAAGGTCACGTTGCATAGCCTTCGCTGCAACGCTATTCATTGACCTTACTTTGAATGTTACGCCTAATGGCTTATTGGTGGTCGGGTGAAGCAGCTCTAGCGAATAGAGCCGCTCATCATCCACAATCCTGATATCCATTACTCAGTCTCCTGAGTTTGTTGCGGTGCATTGGTTTTGAGCTGAGGAGGCACAACGATTTCAAGCTGGTTGTTTGCGATCGTGTATGTTTCTGTGATGAAATCTTCCACGCCACCACCTGAACGCACCGGACCCGTGATAAGGCCTCGGTTATAAAATACCGAATTGGTATGGTTCTCATCCGGTGCATCATTCACTTCGCGTTTCGTCGCATACATATAGTTGTTACCTGCGATTTTACGTAAAGCCTGCTGTCCAGGGGCGTCGGGTGTGTAAGCGACTTCCAAACTACCGCCACCGGCGTCTGTCACGCCTTTCGCCTTTTGTGTAACTGTGGTGTCAATCGTATCATATTTGATAATGTTGGTTGAACTGCCACTTTCCGGAAGCTTTCCAACCTCTTCGATTTTTGTCCACTCCAAAGCCTCAAACTGTTCTTTGGTGAG